GCATAATGAAAACTCTTTCCTGGAAGATGCCTTTCTTCTACCAATTTACCATCTTCATAAAGATCTACTACATAGATCTCTACTGTTCTAATTTCTGCTTTTCTTTCACCCATCTTTCATTCTATCCTTTAAAAATTTTTGTAGTTCGGCAGTGCTACCTACAAATAGATTATTGTTAACTGTTCCTGGAGATTCTTGAGGACTATCCGTCTTTTCTAATTCCCTTATCTGTTTTTGTAGAGTTAAAAGTTTCTCTGCAGTTTCACCTACAGTTTTGATTAACTGTCCAGCAACTTCATAAGTTCTTGGATGCTCAGTTTCTTTAGCAAGTTCTAAGATACCATCTACAGCATCTTGCCCTCGTTCGACTAAGTTGTATAACACCTCTCTACCATAAGTCGCATCTTTATCTGCTTCCTTTAACCTTTTATCGGGGTCTTTAAAAATGGTGGGTAATTTCTTCTGAGTTTCGTCTATTTCGGTGTTAATATCGAGAAGATCGTTAAGTTTATCGTCTATTTTGCTCATATTTTTTCATTATGTATAATCTTCATCACTATAGGTGCTTGGTGTATATTCTTCATAAAAGTTTACATCCTCTGCCACTATGAAAGTGTCATCAGGATCTACACCACCAACTACAATAAGTTGTTGATTGTCTGTAAGGGTTACACTATCACTTAGTGTAAGTGTAAGACTATTTATACTGCTAATAGTTGGGTTGCTTGCATTGCCTGTACCGAACACACGATAACCTACAGCAACTCCAGTAGGAACTGAATCCAATATAACTGCATTAGTATTATTCACAGCACCATTTACAGTTACAGAAACTCCAGGTTCATAATGTCTAACTTTCTTAACTAGTCCTGCTTCATCTTGAGTGGTTCCAGTAAAAGCAACAGTTCCAGATCCAATATAAATTCCTTCTTCAACTTTAGTAATAACTTTGCCAGATACAACAGGTCCATAGAAAAAGGTTTTCATAGTGAATGTTAAATCATAAGTAAGGATTCTACGACTTAAGTAGTCACCCTCATAACTATCAGATTGTGAGATACTATCTAATATGATTGGTATATCTCTAACATCTGACATTTGTGGTACTGTCGACATAGCAACAGTATATTCTGGTTGGAAGTATGGCAAAATCTGTTCTACTATTTGTAGAGCATCTTCTTGGTTTCTTGCCATAATAGATAGTGTAAAGTTTAGGTTGTATGGTGCAGGTACATACTGATATCCTCTAGTCGGATTCGTTCCGTCTACATCGCCAGAAGTTATATCTTTCACCATTCGAATGTTTCTATTCAAAGTACGAGCAGAATCGTATGTAAATCCTGTCAACTCAAATGCCATTCTAGGCAAAGAGATTGCAGATCTAGAAAGATCATTGAGATCAGGTTCTGCTGTAATTCTTGCTAACCATTTTTGTTTTGGTCCATATGCTAATGGAACTTTGAGTGTTTGTAATACTGTGTTGTCAGATTTTACTCTCTTAACAGTTATGTTGTTGAACAAAGTACCGAAAACTGATACTGATTTTTTAACTGTCTCATGATAAAAATAAGTTCCGAACATTATACTTCACCAAATGGGTTTGTCTCACTGAAATCTAAGTAACTATCACCTGTAGTTTCAAAGTCTTGGTTTTGTGCCAACTCATCTTCTATCATTTCTAATTCATCACCTACAGTATTAACAGTCCAGGTAGCACCTGAATCTACTCCTACAAATCGTGTTGATCCAGCAGTTACAGTTTGACCTGTCAAATTCATAAGATACAACACATTAGTAGTTCCATCCCAACTTTGAACCTCTCCGACGACTGTGTTAGTTCCATACAGTTTAACTTGTTCACCTGCAGTAAATGCTATAGAATTACCACTGTTCATATTATACTTAATTGAATAAGCATTAGATGCTTCTACATCATCTATACCTGCAACTCCAGTATCAAAGTCATCTTGATTGTATTCATAAAGTTCGCATTGACATTTGAACACAAACAATTTACCTAATTGATAGAATGGGTTCTCATGTTCTACAAATTTGATTTCAAACATTGAACCTGAGAGTGGGAAATAGATCAGATCTCCTTCGTTAGGTCTCCAACTTGTTGCTAAGTTTTCATCCAATGAGATAAACCTTTCCCATGATCGTAATGAGATGATAAATGTTGCTTGGTCTCGGATCTCTACACCGAATTTACTAAAGAGATCTCCTTCTCCTTCAAACCCTTCTGTGTTTTCAATATATGCTTCTATTGAATAAGAATCGCCAAAAGTACTGCGAACATCTTCTAAGAATATATCTTCTTGTTCAGTTACTTCTCTTGGGAGATAAAAGATTTCGTGCCCATACATGCGTAATGATTCTACGACCAAATCCTCCATGAGCATTTGTTCTGTATCAACTGCATGATTAAAAAACACATTGGTTGGCATGATATTATCCTATCATATAATCAAGTGGCAACTCGTAGTTGTTTCTTGATTCTTCTTCTAATTTTTCGATTTCCTGAGTTGCTTCATCCAAAATCTTTGTTGAGTTTAGAGTGACACCACCTGGAAGTGATATTCCTTCAAATTTTGATAAGTTTTGACCCCATTGCTTTTTAACCAATGCTGTGGCATATTTCTTTAACCATATGTCATTGTAGACATCTGTAAAAGTAGATGGGTCGATTTTACGATAACACTCTATAAGGAAGTACTCTCCTGCTGTTACTCTAGCATTATCCATATCTAAGTATAATCTATTCTGATGTTTGTTGAATCTAATAGGAACTTGACCCACTAGAGTCATGTCTAATAAGTTTAGATGTTGCTGTAATTGTTCGTAATATAGAACAGATGTAGATTGTAAATCGTACAAGTCATTCAATCGTAATTGATAACGAATGTCAAACATGTCCATTGCGTTTCTATCGTTGAATGGGAAGATTCTTAATACTGATAATACTGATTCTGGCATCACTAGATAGTTTTGCTGTTCACCAAAAGTTTGACCAGAATAGTCATGAGATCCAGTGGTGGAAGCATTTTGAGTACTGTCTGACTCAAATTGAGTTAACCATGAAGAATCTACTTGATGTTTTAGATAAGTTCTGATAGCACCATCGTAATGGTACTCAGAGAAATACTGTAGAGCATCGTCAATTCTATCGTCGAATTGATCATCGTCTACATTGATTTCTAGGACAGGATATCCTAGTTGCCTTTTGATGTAATCTTTAAAGGTAGATCTTGAATTTGGTGTTGCCATAGTAATGTCTCCATTACTATTTATACGAATTTAGTCCCTAAAAGTTAATCTATCTAACTTAGTATCGATGCGATCTATAGCATCCATGACTCTTTCAAATGACTTTTCAAATTCATTCTTAGACACATAGTCTTTCGCGATCTCTTCGCGTGTTTTGTTTACTAAAATATCTACTCTTTTTAACTCATTCATCAAATTTCGAACGATGAATGCCACAGGTGCAATAATAAAGGATAGAAAGATATTCCAGAGAAGTTCTGGTTCTAATGGCATCTTATCTCCGTTTATACCTACTTATTTATAATAGGATTACCTGTGTTGAAGTCTATTTCGAAAACATTTTCATCTTCTGGAACTGGAGAGTCAGGCACATCTCCAGGTTTGATAGGTATGGTTGCATGCCAATCTACATTGAAAGATATAGAGTATCTTCTTTTGTCAGTAAAGTTAGGTTCTACCATATGCATAGCACCAGATGGAAAAAGAATTAAACTTCCTGTCTTTGGTCTTATTCTAAAGTCAGTTCTTGCTCTAGAGTTAAAGAAAGGCATATCATTCACATACTTTGGATTAGAGTCAATAAATTGGATATCACCTTCGTCACCATCTGCGTGAATGTATAGAACTCCACTGTACCAACAACCATTGTGTAAATGAGGTGCATTCCAAGCACCATGATCATTAATGTTACCCCAACTGTTGCCCATTGTATGAATGAACTTACCTGTTCCTCCATAATAAGGCACAACTTCTTCTTCAAATAACCTACCAATTCTGTTAAAGAGTTTGGTAAATGTCGGATGATTGTTTATACCATCATTAGATTGCCACCCTGTATATTGATTAGATACTTTTCTACCCACTGGGTCTTTCTTACGCATCGTATCCATTGCTTGCTTTAAAGAAAGCATGTAATCTTCATCTACTCTCTGTCTGGGGTGTAAATTAAGATCTAGCAGATCTCTAACGAATATTGGTGTGGGGAATAATAGTTTAAGCATTACTTAAATTCTTTCTTTTGCCATATGTATTTACGATATGAACCTGTTATACCATATTTAGATAATTTGCCAGGATGATCCTCCCTGTATTTTGCAAACTCTTCATTCTTCTCATTCTTCCAATAGTCTTTATAGTCTACTCTGGTAGTAGAAGTCCACTTCTCTCTCTTGTAAGGAATAAGTTGGACGATAGGAGTTCCTGCTGGTATAGTAAAACTTTTACGAACTTTTGGATACATAATTAATTGAGCATTTAAATCACCACCAATAAACTCATCTGTGTCTATGATGCCTTGCCATGCTGATATGTATTCATTACAAAATAGAAAAGGATCCAAATACAATGTAGAATAACCTTTAGGTGTTCGTACTGAAAAAGGCATGTTCATTTTGATCGCATCATTAATGTATCCAGGCATCATGGCAAACTGAGCGAAGGGGTGTGTTTGAGATTCCCATACTTCATGATGTGGGCATCGCATATTGAAATCTGATTTTTGATTTGCTGGATCGTCACCATTGTATTCTACATACATGTCTCTTACTGCTACAACATAATATCCTGTACTCAATACATCTGCCATAGCAGGGCAAGATCTTATTGTAGATCCTGGACCATTACCAGCACCTACATCTTCAACAATCTTAGTTTTTTTCCACCAATCTGGTTTATACTCAGATGCTGGAATGGGTTGAAAATCTTCTTTTACTCTTTCATCAAAGGTTACAAATTCAATCTGTGGCATAGTCTAAACTCTCATCATATAATTCAACTTCACTTCCCCTTATCACTAAAGATTGTCTGTTGTGATAGGTAGTGTTTACAGGAGCATCAGCACTGTGAGGTATTCTACCATCAAATACTAATAATCTATTGGGTTTATAAGGAACTTCTAAGATCTGATGCTTGAGTAGATCTTCACTAAATCCCACAAACCCACTAGCATTTTCATTATAAATTCTCAATGGACCTCCCCACTCTTCTTTCCAGAATAAGTTGTTGTACCAAAGAAAAGAAAGGTTTCTATCATCTTCAGGTGCACAATCTTCATGCACTGTACCCTGTAATCCTAAAGTCTGTCCATTCATTCCTGCATAGTCAAACCTCACCCATTTGAATCCAAACTCTTGCTGTAATCTATTATCTAATGTACGAATCCACCAACCATGATCTTGCATTTCATCAAGTTGATAATTCTCTCGATAAAATGTTACACCCCAAAACTTGTGACGAACTTTACCTTCTCTGGTGACTTGATTGGTTTGATTCCATTTAGAGGTATATCGCAATTTATCATCAAACCAATTATGAATGTCTGGTGATAACCAATTGTCTATAACATGAATATCCGTTAAAGGAAGTTCTTTAATTTTAAAAGGTTCATCGTGATAGATGATTTCCATATTACTTCTCTATGTCTGAAGCAGATAGAAATTCTGTATTGACAGGTCTTAAACTTTCTCTAATGTAATGATCAAAAGGATGCAGTTGATCCTCTGGTGCTGACATAATTTGAACTTTTAGTTGCTCATAAATCTGCCATGCCTGATCAAAAAATTCTAAACATCTTCTAGCATCAGATCTAAAGGGATGATTAGAACCCTCTCTACCTGCTGTTAATGCTTCATAGATGTTTGGAAATCTCATTCTATTACACATCTCATTAATGTTCATATGAGTGGCATCAAATAGATCATGTGCATACTGCAGATTTAATGTTATATCGGCAGGTGGTTCAGAAGACATGACATAATTTTCTACAGCATCAATTTCTTCATTATTGAGATCAGTGATCTTTTCTTCACCTGTTGGATTACCATCTTTATCTCTTTCTAAGATAACTTTAATTTTTTGATCATCATAGATCAGATAATCATATTCAAAACCTAGATCTGGAGCATCTGCCCCATCGTACTCCCACTTGAGTCCTCTCTGGTCTCTGAGTCTTAAAATGTTATCTTGTGTATAAATGAATGCGATCATAATATAATTCTCCTATAGTAGTATATTGTACTATATTTAGACAGTTTCGACTAGTGGATTTTATGTAATTGGTTGTGATGGCCAGTTTACATTTCCATCCCATCTTTGTACTACAGTCTGATATGGCTGTTGGAAAGCATATGGTTGTTGTACAGGTCTAGTTGATGGTCTCTGTGCTGGGTATGGTTGTTGGAACGCATATGGCTGTTGGAAAGCATATGGTTGTTGCACAGGTCTAGTCGCTGGATATGGTTGTTGGAAACCATAAGGTTGTTGCACTGGGTTAGCAGCAGTCGATGTATAGTTTTGCTGATATCCGTATGGTTGTTGGAACGGATAAGGTGCATTATAGTTTTGCTGATACCCATATGGTTGTTGGAATGGGTATGGAGCATTATAGTTCTGCTGGTATCCATATGGTTGTTGGAATGGATATGGTGCATTGTATCCTTGCTGGAATGCAACTTGATAGTTTTGTTGATATCCAACTTGATAATTCTGTTGATATCCATAAGGTTGCTGGAATGCAACATTATAGTTTTGCTGGAATCCAACATTATAGTTTTGCTGAAATGCAACATTATAGTTTTGCTGGTATGCATAGTTCTGCTGGTATGGTTGCTGGAATGGATATGGTTGTTGTACTGCACCTTTTGGACCCTGTACAGGTGTTGTACCAGTCGCAGGTCTTGTAGCAGGTCTTTGTCCACCAGCATTTCTTTGTGCTGGATAAGTAGCAGGTCTTTGTGCTGGGTAAGTTGCTGGTCTTTGTGCTGGATAAGTAGCAGGTCTTACTCCACTAGCAGGTCTCTGAGCAGGATATGTTGCTGGTCTTTGTGCTGGGTAAGTAGCAGGTCTAACAGCAGGGTATGTACCTGTAGCAGGTCTTGGTCCAGAAGCAGGTCTTTGTGCTGGATAAGTACCAGTCGCTGGTCTTGGTCCAGAAGCAGGTCTTTGTGCTGGATAAGTTCCTGTTGCTGGACGTGGTCCAGAAGCAGGTCTTTGTGCTGGATATGGTTGTTGTATAGGTGCTGTACCTGTAGCAGGTCTTGTAGCAGTATAAGGTTGTTGTATCGGTCTAGTAGATTGAGCAGGTGCTGTACCTGTAGCAGGTCTAGTAGAAGTATAATTCTGTTGATATGGTTGTTGTATAGGTGCTGTACCTGTAGCAGGTCTCTGCGCAGGTTGTTGTGCTGGGAATTGACCAGACGATTGAATCCAACCTGTAGGGGTCTTTACATAAATTCCCTCT